CGCGTTAACAATAGAATTGAAAACGTCAGTGGCTGGATTTCCACTCTTATTTCCTTGTGAACTTTCATATAAATATGGACCAACAACATGCAAGCTATTACGTAAGCAAGCAACCAAAGCATGTCTGGCCTTCTGATTGAAATTACCATAATAGTGATCAGTAATGCGGAGGAAAAATTCAAACAAAAATTGGGGGATTGAACCATCAAAATTTGTATAGTCCTCGTCAAAACAATTTTCCTTCCATTCTAAGTCCTCATAAATTTGCTTGGCTGCCTGCTCCCGATCAATACCAATAGCGTGGTGCAGTCTAAATCCGCGCTTTTCTTTGAACCAGGTTATAAAGTGTCCAAAATACTTTCTAAAAAGTAAAGAAAATCCAAAATCTGGATTCTCAAAAACGCGCGTTTTTCCAGCTTGCACTTTTGCAATTGGTCTCATTTCATCTTTAAGAGTTGACGTCCACAAGAATACTGGTCTAATAGCTTGGACGCAACGTTCTTCTTCATCTAGCATATTTTGGTAAAATGATTTCTTATATAATGGGATTTCAAATTCCTTAGCTTTCTGTGAGAACACAAAAGTATCTTTATCTTTGATTCCATTAACAATTTTACCAGGCAGTGCATCTATCAAGTCTTCTTTAGTCACCCACCTACTTATATATCCAGGTGATGTAGTCAAAACTATTCGATTCATCGAGCCAAAACCATTCAACACTTCGTGTTCAGTTAAGGCCCTCCCTACACTAGCTGGAATATCTTTGCAGTATTCGATGACGCTTTCATCAAATGCCAATCGAGAAGGATTCTCATGTTCACGCAAAAAGTATTTTTGTGCGTTGGTAAACATAGGATGCACGCCTGTCTCTGGCACAAGCGTTTTCCTACTAGGCAAAAATCCATCGTCAAACCCTTCTGGTTGAATAGGCAATCTAACGAGCTTACTAGGTACACCAAAATGATTATTAAGTTCATGTCCGTTCACGGCCACTCTCCCAAGAAACTCCATCTTGTCCTCATCAAAAGCGTTACCTTCCGTTTCTAAACATTGGAAATCTTCAAACTGATAATCCCCAATTGATATTACTTGTTTTGGGAACTTTTCTTGAGCCACACGCAACGCCGTTTCTGTAACAGGAGCCAGTATACACACCCCTTGCTTACTCAAACCAGTATGAATCCCAAAAATTGGCGACTGCACATTCTTTGCTAACGCATACGGATATCCACAGTCACCAACCTTGGTCGTCTGTCCGTGGAAAAGTAGGGAATCACTCCCTTTGAACAACACTAACTTCGAATCAATTGTGCCTTCATAACTATCCAAGCCCAAAGCACGATTCACTGAAATCTTTCCAAAATCATTCAAACTCATGAAAAGATGCCAAACAGTCTTGACATGATCTATATTAGCAGTCGGCAACTGGATCAATGCAGCATCAATCAATTGCCCTTTATGCTCCAAACGTTGCACACACCCTTCTATGTTGGCGAATATTGAAAGATCCAATTCGCCACCACGATTTTTGAACTGTATTTCAACGTCTTTAGCACCTTCCACAACATGCCAATTAGTCAACACGTGCTTATTGTCCA